GGGGTATGTTAGTAGATATCCTCATGTTGAATACGGGCTTGGTTTTATTATCACCCGGAATATGTATGATGATGGTATCGCTGTAACCGTTGCATTGAGACGGGCCGGAGCTTTGGCATTCTCAATCAGGCAGACAAAAGAGACTGTTGGCGCAAACGTCCTGAATAGAGCATTTAACAGTTCCTATACCATGGGTTCAAACTCAGACCTTAAAGAGCTTTGTGCCGATGACCATCCCAATAAAAGTGGTGGTACTTGGAGAAATGAGCTGGAAACTGCTGCTGATTTGAGTGAAGAAGCATTAGAACAGGGATGTATTGATATCGCTGCCTATAAGACTGACAGGGGTATGACCATTGCGATCAAACCCACAAAACTGATTATTCATCCTTCCGAAAGGTTTAACGCACTTCGGATATTGAAATCAGTAGGCCGGGTTGATAGCGCAAATAACGACACAAATGCACTTCGTATATCTGGTGTAATACCTGATGTTAAAGTTAATCATTATCTGACCGATGCCGATGCTTGGTTCTTGAAAACTGACTGCCCTGATGGGTTGAAGTATATGGAACGTAGGGCTGATGGCTTTGCTACAGAAAATGATTTTGACACCTCCAATGCAAAATTTAAGGCTGACTTTCGTGGCGCATTTGGATGGAGTGATCCTCGTTGTATCTTGGGATCTCCTGGTGGTTGATATTTTTTAATTCAAACCAGTGGTCAGGTGACGAGCTCGGCCACTGGTTAATTGTGTAAGCCGGGGTTTAATTCCCCGGGGCAGCTATTTGAGATAATAATAATTGTCACTGAACAAGGAGTATTAAAATGCCAATAACAAATTTTCCAAACGGGGTTACAAGTTTCGGAATACCAATTTTGGGAAGTGCCAGGTTTTCAAACCCCTGGTCAACACATTATTTTGTAGATGGGGATGACGGCTCTGATGGTCATAACGGGAAATCTCCACAGACTGCATTTGCAACCATTCAAAAGGCTGTTACTGCATCAACCGGCGGCGATGTCATTTACATTAAACCAAAAACATACACAATGGCTACTGGCTTCGCACGCTACGAAGAAGATGTTGTTATTCCATCTGGGGCTTCTGGTACAGGAACAACAGCTACCCAGGCAAACAAATCTCTTATCGGAATAACACCAAGAACAACCGCTTCAGATTTTATGGGTGTAAGATGGAAATATGCCACAAATACAAATTTGAATGTTGAGGCTCCAGGCACACATATTGAGAACATTGGCTTCTTTTGTGAGGATGCAACTGCCGGGGTATACTTTGAAGGCGATGGCACAACATTGATTAAATCAGGAATTATCGGTTCTTCTCTTTATAATTGTGCAATTAAGGGCGATGGTGGAGTTTTAGCCAATGGCTCTGATAGTTTGCAGATTATAGGTAATCAGTTCCAGGCAAAATATGATGGAACTGTATGTGGTATGACTATCACTGTTGGTAGCACAATCACAGGAAGACGACCTGTTCTAAAAGGAAATCATTTCCTTGGTGGTAATGGGGTTGCAATGAGTGCAGCACCGGTAATCTGGACAGGGCAAATAGAAAATGCCCTTATTACTGATAATGATTTTGATACAGGTACATTGGTACAAATCAATATCGTTACAGCCAGCACTGGTTTGATTGCAAGGAATTACTTTGCTGAAACAGACTTATCAACAACATTTATTGTCCAAAACGGCATGATTTGTGTAGACAATTATGACCTAACCGGACTTGCAGCTAGTGCATAATTTTAAATGGGGGTTAGAAATAACCCCCTCTTACAAAGGACAAATAAATGGCTTTTGTGCATACAAGAAAAAAACATGACAACATGGGTAAAACCCGTTCTGAGCAGGAAGAAAATTTAAGAAAAGAATGGGGCAGTACAATGACTGATGGGCAGTTAGATAAATTAAAATTTCTTGAGAGAAAGAAAAAAGCCTACGATGGCTCAACTAAGAATTTTATCCCAGGTCAATTAATAGACGAAGTATAAACCCTATAAAGCGTCCCTCGGGACGTTCACAATGAACGCTTTTAAGGAGATAGAAAAATGAGTACGCCACAACGAGCTTTAAACGGAATTTCCAATGTAACAATCGACAATCCTTTAGGACGGCTTCCTTACCTCGATCCAAGTAAATGGGCCATGTGGTTTGATGATTTCCTTCATTACGATGTTGCCCAGGGCGATGCTGCCTGGATACTGGACGTTGTAAATGCTGGAGCAGATGCAGTAGTTGGCCCCACAGGTGTTTTAACCCTGACGCTGACAGGTGCAAGCGATTCTATGGGCCTGCAACAGTCAAATGGTGCTTGGCAATTAACAACCGGCAAGAAAGCCATTTTTAAAACAAGATGCAAAATTGTAAAAGGTGGCGGAACAATCGGCCAGGAAGGTTTTGTAATCGGGCTAACTTCTGTTCAAACCACAACTAACTTCATGGACTCACCTCCAGCTACTACAAGGGCTTTCGACGATGGTTGGTGTTTTACAAGTTATGATGCCACCACAGACGTAATTGCTATGCAGGGCGAGGCCGATACTTTTTCGACAGAAGTTGGATGCACAACTTACGCAGATGATACCTGGATGGAATTTGCAATTTATTGGGACGGATACAAATCAACATTTTATAAAGACGATGCTGTCCTTTGTGAGATCACAACCAATCCTCCCACTTCGGTTATTTCACCAGTCGCTTTTTTTAGTGCAGGGGAAGCTCAGACAGACGCTCTTCATGTGGACTACATGTTTATGGCAGTCGAGAGATAAAGGAGGGAACCATGGCTTTAACAGCTAAGACAGTTTATATCCACCCTCAAAATTGGGATGGTAATCCTCCGATGACAGGTGGATGGAGAAAAGTAATTCTTCACCTTACAGCTATATGTGATGCGGATGGCGTCAATACTGACGAATCAGATGTTGTGAAATTGGATATCTCATCACTTAGAAAGGTAGACGGGACAGCACCTACAAGAACTTCAATCGAAAGTGTGCATTGGACAATTGGTGGCTTTAACAATGTCGAGCTTTCCTGGGATCGAACACCAACGAGCAGTATCATAACAATGTCAGGATTAGGCGAAATCAAACATGCCATTCTTGACCAGGGTGAAGCAGGAGACAAGACAGGGGATCTGCTTCTCTCAACTTATGGGGCAAGTGTTGGCTCTGTTTATAGTATTGAATTAGAGGTTAAACTTAAATGACACTACCTTTTTCTTACGGGGTGAAAAACTGCTTTTTCGGGTGGCCAACCGAGCAGAAGTCTGGTACGAATATTGTGAGCAGTTATTCCTCCGACTTGTTCAGCCCATTGATTGGGAGTCATGGTATTTCCGTTTATGGTAATATTATGCTTATCATCTCTAACTGGTGTGAAAACAGCATCATAATCACTCCATCCTTTTGTAAGTCTATGGTTAAGCGTTCCTCTGTGTATTCCTACAAGGATAGACCATTGTGCAATGTTCAAAGTTTTTCCATTCACAGTTATATAATGGTTTTGTCTTGTATTGTTTTGCTGTTCCTTGGCAGTGGACCATTTCACGTTACCTTGTCTATAATCCCCGTCGTTATCTATCCGGTCTATAGAATGCTTTTTAGATGGTCTTGGCCCAACACAATTATAAAATGCAAGAAAATCATTTTTCCATTCTTCACAAACAGTTATGCCTCGGCCTCCATAATCGCTAAATCTTTTGTCATTAATATTATAGCATCTACCCTTTATGTTGTCCCAAGCGTGATACTCAGGAGTTTTAGACAAACCATGAGTTATCCCTCTTGTTTTATCCAGTTCTTTTTTAAGACAACCACAGCTTTTGTTGTTTCCTGTTTTAAGAGATTTGGCAGGTACTACAACTTTGTTTCCACAGGTACATACACAATTCCATTGCACATGGCCTGTCTTGTCATTTTCAGCTCTATTTATAGCGGTAAGCCGTGTGAATGTTCGGTTGGTAAAATCAATAAATTTAGTAGACATTTCAAAAACCTTCCAGCTAAGGTTGCGAGCTTTTTGGATTGCGGAAAACGATTGCTCGGTTATCGTCTTTCGGGAGGCCTTCCCTATCCGCTTAATATATTTACTAAATTTTTAAACAAAAGTCAAGATAATATGGAGGCCATTTATGTATAGACTAGGTGATCATTATGTTATCTGTGATATTTGCGGTTTTAGATATTATGCAAGCGAGTGTAGGATGCAATGGAATAATATCCTGGCTTGTGCAGCCTGTTATTCCCCCAAACATCCACAATACACCCCGCCAAAACCTTTACACGAAAAACAGCGTGTGGAAATTTCCCGTCCTGAAAAAACAGATGTTTTCGTAACAGATGCTAATGATGGTGATGCTTGGGACGCGAAGACTGATGCAATAACAGCAGACGATCTCTAAAGGAGAACCATGGCTACTTTAGCAGAACTTAGGGCATTCATAACAGATATAATCCCGAATGATGATTCTCGTTTTGATGCTGATGACATTGACGCATATTTAAACCAGGCAATTAACGAAATAGCAGGAGGTACACAGGCAACGCTTGGTAGCTTCTTAACGCCTCCGCTTCCTGATTTGTTTAAAATTGATACAGTAGACACGGCAACCGATGCTGCTTTTGTGTCAATGCCTGCCACGTATCAAAGAGACTTACATTTTGCCTGCAATGAGAATGGTATTGAAATTGATATTGCAAACTCATGGATTGAATTTGCTGCCGACAATCCTTTGCTTGACAGGCCAGGTAGAATGTATGAAGTGATTGAGCATGGAAGCAATCTTTATTATCAGGGCATACCTGCAGTTTCAGAAGAAATCAGTATCCATTTTTATAGGCTACCTGTTGATATGGATGATGATGACGACACTCCGGACGGAATACCGCTTCACCTTCAAAGACCTTTGTTGGTAAATTATGTCTGTAAAGAAATATTTAATTTAATTGAGAATGGTATGGACGGGCCGAAAGTTGACACAGAATTGTATACGGCAAAATTCTTACGTGCCTTGAGGACATTGGAATTATCCTTACCATTTGACACTCATTCTTTAAAATTAAGCGGTGATTAATGTCACGTTCTCACAAAAAAAGAATAGAAAATCTTGCAAGAGGCCTTAGGCCTTCGGCCAGGACGCCACGGAATTTAGGCTATCTCATAACCTGTGCCGGCGCCGTTGGAAGGGAAGGAGTTTTACAGGCCCTTGAAGCGTATACCAGGCTTGATACAGATACCATTGCAGATGCTTTCCCATATCCAAACCTTTTTGTTTTTGATAAAATGATAATCATTTGCAGCGCAACCAAAATTTATGAATGGGTGAGTTCTGCCTTGGTAGAAAAGTTAGAGGTAACAACCGGGTCTACATGGAGGGCTGAACAGTTTGGCGAGTTTGTTTATATGAGTAATGGAAAAGTTGCAGTAACAAGAGATCCTGATACAAAAGTTTATTCTCTATCTGATCAACCTGTAGCGAGTGCGATTTGTAATTATAACGGGCAGGTAATCATTGGCGCTCCAGGAGTGACAACATGAGCTGGACAAATCCAAATCCTATACAAAAGCATTCCTATAATGAAGGCAATAAAATTGCAACCAGCGCTGATCCTGTTTGGAGCGTAGAACATACAGGAATACCGATAAGCGATACTCATGTTCCTTGCGGGTATTGGTTCAATGAACCGGCTGCTGATTTAGCACAGCCTACCAAGAAAGAATACGGACTGTTATATGGAGCTGGTAGAAATGGTAACTACCAATTAGGTCGTGGAACAGTATCTGCAGAAGAAGTAACTTTTGATTCTGCTGATTCTTTATTGACATTTACAAAAGTTGTGATGGGTAGGCAAGGTGCTTATATGTTAGCTTTGGCATCTAATAGTACCTTGTGGTGTGTAGGTGTAAACCA